CGTCATTAGAAATTGCTCCATAATCAAGAACATTAAATACACCTGCTTTTATATTATTTAACTGTGTCTGTATAGAACTTGTAGCATCAACACGGTTTAGTTGTGCAGCAGTCCTTGTAACGACGCCATCACTAAGTTGAAAGCTTTTATCAAATTTAACTGAATCAGTAAACTCTTTCTTCCACCATTCTTTCGGCCATACCTGACTATAAAGAGAAAGCGAAAAAACCAGTAGTAAAACAAATAAAATTAATTTTTTCATAGTGCTCCTGTATAGGTTTGTTTAGTATTCTTATTTATTCCTTGTAATTCTGTTACTGCTAACTGTAATTGCAGAACGGTATTGAATGTATTATTTTCAATATTAATAAGATGATCAACGCCGAGTTTATTGTAATCCCTGTTCATTCGATTATCATCAGATATTTTCCTCATGAGCCCGGCTAGTTCCGTACCCGTATCCTCAGTAATATTTCTTTCTATTGTACCTGAAATCGAACTCGGTTGACCCAAGGTTCCGGGAATAGTAAGTGCACCCGTAAGCTTATCAAAAGTGGACTGCTGACCCTGAGCAATAGCAGCAGTCCTCGCTTTGATATTTTTAATCTCTTCGTCTGTTAAGATACTGTCGGCCATTGCAGAGGTAATATATTCCAGAATTCCACTATCAGTAATAGCTTTCATCATATCCTGACCGAATACATTCATGACAGCGTTAAATAATACGTCATTCATGTAATCACCGAAATCCTTCACAGTTGTCTTACCTTCTTTAAACCCTTCAATTATGGCATCTTTTATAGTACCTGCGGTAATTCCCCCACGCATGACAGTATCAAGCTCTTTGTATTTTTCTTTTATTAATTCTACATTATCAGCAACCTGAGACAAAGTATCGCTCCATTCCTGCATCTTCCCTTTGCTGAAATAATAAGTAGCCAGTTCTATCATAGACTTAGTCTGATCCTTTAAGAGTTCAATTTCTTTCTGTCTGGCCTCAATTTCACCGCCGGTATCCTGAGAAGCCCTTTCAATTAACTGAGCCTGTATGTCAAGTAACTTATTTTGATGTTCAATTTCAGCAGCATACTTCTTGCCTTTATCCGGTAAAACTGACAATATTGTTGAAATAACAGTAAACGCAAGCTGCATTTTCCCCATATTGGTAAGCCCACCTAAGCCATCTTTCCCTCCAATGCTATCCCAGTTATTCGCCATAATGCTGACAGAATTCACCACTCCGTCCATTATAGTGGCCATACCCCCCTCAAGCTTCATTTGCTGAACTATCTGGCTAGTAATACCAGAAAACGCATCCCTCTGTTCTAATAGAAGACTATTCCCGTCCTTTATTGCTTGATCGAATGCTTTTTGTTTTTTAATGGCTTCTTCGTAACCCTTTCCTATGGCTCTCAAAGAATTAGGGTTAGCCGTAGTGTAAACATTATCTCCTGCATTAAGCGAGTTTTTATTCACCCACGTGTCGGGTCTGGTCAATGCCCTGTCTAACATTTGAGTACCAGTACCGGTTATTTCCTTTGCTGATTTTGAAATTCCAAGATAATAATCTTTATACGAATCTAATTTATCCTGATTATATTTTTTAGTAATAAGCGCCTTTTCTGCTTCTGTAAGTTCCCAGTTAGCCAGATCATGCTGATACTGTTTATTTAGTTCCAAGAGGGTTATTTTCAATTCCTCTTGCGGGTCTTTGGATGTCTTAGCTAATTGTTTTTGCTTTACGATTTCAAGCTGAGCAACAAGGTCGTTTAGCTGAATTTGCAACTTTCTCCGTTTATCTGAATCTGCTTCATTGATTTCTAACTTCTTAACATCAATCTTTTTTTGAACCTCATCCCTTAAAGCATTAGTGGTAGCCCTGTCGTATTCGCGGGTAAGTGCATCAAGTTCTTGCTTCAGCTTAGCAACCGAACCTTTCGGAAGATTAAGGCCTAAAGAATTTTCAAGCCTTACTGCACTGTCTGATGCCTGCCATAAAGAGCCCTGCTTCCCGATAAGATTCTTAGCAGATGCATTAAGAGCATCCAGAGCCTTAGCACCCATGTCGCCCTTCATGGCCGCAATCATTATCATATCATTAAACGAAGCGCCAGCAGGTAGAAAATCTTTCATGGATTCCCTCATGCCATCAATAACGACCGCAATGCTTGATTTATCAAACACCCTACCACCCTCTAACTTCATTAAATCCTGAAGTTCACGGTATTTTTTTTGAAATTTATCAATAACAGACTGGTAATTTTCCGGAAGAGTTATAGATAATATGCTCTGTTTTCTGGTTATTTCTCCAAAATTTTCCTTGATCCAGTCTTTCTGAACATCTTTTCTTTTATTTGCTATAGTAATAAGGGCGTCAAGATTTATCTGAGCATTCGCTACTTCCTGTTCAGCGTTTCCTTCTACTGCCGCAACATATTTCGCGTAATACTGCTGTCTTTCCTCAAGAGCGTTTTTTTCTGCACGCGCTTCAGCCATATAAACAACAAGCTGAGCATTTTGTGTAATATTATTAACCTCTTCGGATTCTCTTACTTTATTATAACGTTGTGTTTCTTCTGTAAATTCCTTGGCATTTTTTGCAGCTGATGCCATATTTGATATTAAATTCGACCAATCTCCATTCCTGATAGTAAAAAAGAATCCATCAAGAGAACCCTTAGCTCCCGCCATTGTAGCTTTAAAACGATTTGACAAATCAGTCGTGGAACTCATGACTCCATTAAACACCCCAATTACCGCACTAAGGGCAGCAAAAGCAATCATGCCCTTTCCATACGTGCTGATAAGACTGCCCATACCCCTGCCCTGAACTTCAGTAACAACAGCACTTTCCGCAGCAACCTTATTCGCAGATTGTTCTGCAAGCTTCATCACTTCCAATTTACGGATAGCGTTATCTCTTTGGGTAGCAAGCCTGTTAAAAGTAGCCTCTCCTTTAGCAATATCAGCATCGCTCATAACGCTTTTATTCCTGATAACGTCAAAGGCAGCATTCGTTTTTGCTACCAATTTATCGACCTTGGCGTATTGTTTCTGGATAGCTTCACCTAGATATTTCTCAACAGATACCCCAGCATTCTCTGCCTGCCTGACAAAATCAGTCATTATCTTAGTGGCTCTTTTTGCTCCCGCTTCAAGTTTACTGGTATCTAAATCGGCATCGAATCGAATACTACTCATGATTCATATATTTTGAAAGGATTTGATTTGCCTGATCCTTGTCATGAATTACTTTCTTGGCGGAATAATCATAATAAGGAAAATCTACCATTTCAAGATTTAACGCTATCCAACTCTTGTTCATCACTTCTTCATCAGTTAAATGAAGTTTTGACCTCATTAATGCTATCCTGCCGAAGAAACTTTCTCCGCCGAGGATTGCACCGGAGGATTCAATAGATTCATTCTGCCTCTCGCCAATATGATAAAAAAAAAGTACGGTGAGGGATCGGATTGTTTATGCACAATAGAAAAAAGCGCCTTAATATCTTTAAGATCAAGGTTTAAAATTGCCCTAGCAACAAGTCTTCTCCATTTAGTCCCGGTAGCTATCGCAATAACACTGGCTATGTATTTAATATCATTAACTCCCGCCATTAAGGCAGGAAACGTTCCGTCTTTTGTTTCATCAATGGGACTGATTTTGGAAACTTCTTTACTTATTTCAATGAGTTGTTTTGCGGTTAATGGCTTGATTTTCAGCTTAAACCGAAAAATCCCATATTTTATAGTAAACCCATCGGACGGCCCGGCAATGCCGAGTATTATATTACTAGCATTTTCCTGCATAGAAAAGAGAGCCCCTTACAAAAGAGGCTCTTTTATTAAACAGGAGATAACTTCCAGCTACCAGCGTTGTCAATAGTAAGCTGTGGAGTAACCTTTAGCTCCAGAGCGAACATCTTGTCCCTTCCTCCACCACCAGTGATCCTAGTGATACAGGAAGCATTGTACATATCAAGATAATGCCCTGAGTCCAATTCCATTCTGATTGCTTTCTCAACCGTTACATAACCCGTTGCGGGCACATAACTGCCGGTTGAACCTGTTCCGCCTTTGAGTGCTGCAATGTTTGCAAAGGTCATGTCATAAAACTGCATTGTTGCAGAAAGTTCCCCTTCTTCAGTCTTTACGACCTTAACGGGTGAAAATTTCTGATCAACAAAGAATTTTGTACTTGACCCCTCTGTTTCCTCAATAGTAACAGAACCCTTCACGGTATCAGGTAGTGTGGTCATTCCCGTAGGCATTGAATTTGTAGTTGCCGCCGGGCCGTAACTAACGGCTTTTATTCCGAATAAGTAAACTGCCATAATAATTCCTCCTATTATTTTAAAATTTAATTTTATATTATATTGTTATACTGTTATTGTTTACAAAATTTCTTTTATTGAAAGATTATCTATTGATCCTGTAAATCCTGTGCCTGATAAGTAAATTATCCTGCTTGATCCTATATCAGTTACTTCAATATCTTCTGTAAAGGTGTTATTTGTTATCCTTATTGCTGATACCGCAGAGCCTCCTAAATTAATAACAAAGTTCCCGGCAGTGCATCCTGATATCGTAAAGATAACTCGATATGTTTTACCATACGGAATAACTGGAAGACAAGTCTGTGTGGCTTCACTGTTTGCATTAGCAAAATTTAAGAGTCCATTTGCTATTGTTATATTACCTTGTAATGACCATCCTGTTCCATTATTAAAACCTCCATTAGTAACCAATTCACTGCCAAGCGAAGTCTCATTATTAATGTTTTTAAAACTAAATCGTAAATTTGAATAATGTTCTCCAAGAGCTACTTCCCGGATCGTTTCCTGACTCTCAAGATCAATAAGATAATTTGTTGCCGTGACCTTTTTAAGAATTCCTATCACAGCAACCGATCCGTCTTCAATCTTTACTGTATCGGGTGCTCCTAGTATTGTATCTTTAACATGGTAATTAACGTTAATGTAGCATTTTTGCATTACATCTGCATTAATAGGAAGAGAATTGATTACGATATATTCATTAATAGGCACATCCCCCGGTTTTGGGGTCGGTTTTTCATCTATATACTTCGGCTTAGAAATTGACCCCAAAAGTAAATAAACTACTCCCTTCACGTAATCAGTTGTTTTGTAATTCATTATTTTCTAGCTTTCTCAAGGAAATCTGACAAATTAAACATACAGACATCAGCCTGATTAGAAATAACGTTATATCCTTTGCTTTCAACGTACGAAGCATAATACATACCGGCGAACCCGATTAACTGGATTCCTTTTGGCCTGACCATATCACGAACTTCTGATATATCCATTAACCCCGAACTCTCCTGATGTACCAATTCTCCATCACGGAAAACATAGTAACCAATTGAAGTTCTAAGGTCTGTAGTGTCGTCTATATAAGTACCCATCCTATGATCCTGAACCTGACTCTTGGCTTCTGCAATAAAAGCGTCTCCCGATTTAATATAAGCGTCGAGAATTTCATCAACGATAACCCCAATCTGCCCTAAGGCATCCTGAAGAAATTTATCATCTCTGAAATCGCTTCTTATTATTACAGCCATATCCTTGAGTTTAACTGACCATTAAAAGCCATCCTGACCTTTCCGTAAATAACCCCGTTTAATAATGAGGTTAAAACTACATTAGAACCAACTGGAATAATCGTGGTCATTTCCGGGCAAAATAACTGAAAAGCATAATCTATCATAACCCCATCCGCTCCTGCTACCTGCCTGCCTGCATTATTTGCTTCAGCACGGCATTCAAGCGTATAGGCAGCTGTTGCTCCTGATGTCCAGACGCCACTTGCGCTTTGTGAAGCAGATGCAGCAATAGTTACAACAACGCTATCAGGATACTGATCAATCATGATCTACCACTTTTGAACAAACTTTGCAGTAGGCTTTAGAATAAGACTAGCCACTCCGTACTTATCGTAGATTCCATTTGCCAATCCAAGTAGCGTCTGTTTATCTGATAAACTAATAGAATATCCGCTCTCAGAAACATTTGGAACTGTCAGCAATGTCATAATTACATCAGCATAAGCCAAATCAAATTCTTTACATTTGAGGTAGGTTGCTGAATCGCTCAGCCCCCTATCAGCTAATGCCAAGATAAAGGAATTGCTTTTTAAAGGATAGCTTAGCTTGCCCTTTAATGCTTCCAGATTTGTCATTACTCTTTTTTAAAGGGGGCGCCTAAGCGTCCCCGTTATTATTATGCCCAAACAGATGCGTGAGCAGTATAAAGAGAAAAACATCTGTCAACAGTCGGCCAACTCGGGAAAACATTACATTCTGCCTTTGTTAAAACCGATACAGGGTTCGACTCAGTTCTTATGGACATTGAAACATTGGACTTCAAGCTCAGTAAAACGCCGTCAGGTCTGTTAATCTGTTCGGCAATTGGCCCATTGAACATATTTCCAACTTTAACGTCCGGTATGAACGTAATATGAGTGGTTGACCACGGATTTGTTGCTGTAACAGTACCGGATTTAGCTTCAATTCCCAATGATGTGTCAATCAAGCTAATCTGTGGTATTCTGTAAGAAGCCAGAAGCCTGTTGACATTATCAAGATTAATAGGATTTGTAAGATTTAATGCCGGGTTTAAGAAATATGCAACAAATTTGGTCGAAGCAACCATCAGGTCGTAAGTATCCGAAGTCATGAGCATTCTAGTGAATGTTATTCCTAAGGTTCTTGCGGCCTTAACAACTGCCAAAAAGTCAGCAATTGCATCCATTGTAGCCACATTACCGGTTGACCATATAACCGAAACGCATTTTTTATTTGCGGTTGGCATTCCAAAGTCAATCACGGTTTCATTAACAATACCCTGAGGGTTGTTGGTTGTCGTCAGCTGGAGTTTGGTTGTTGAAAGTGATACTAAAGAGTACCATTCCATACGAGCCTGAGCTGAATCGAATACAAAATCAACATCGTTGAAATAATCTTCAATAACAGCATCGACTCCCCTGACGGATTTGGTAATTTGATGTTCAAGTATCTCTTTTTCCGTTTTCCTGCGGCTCTGTGCTATCTTAGGAATATCAAAGTACTGAGTGGTGAACGATTTACGTCCAGCTTCCGGTGCCTTGGAATCATAAGAAATAACATGAGCTGCAACACGGGAACCCATACTCCCGATAAGAGTCTTGCCGTCAAGAGTATTGACGTCCTGTAGAGGGAAAAGTGTTGGCCAGTAGAGCGCATCATACTGCCTTGCTTTTAAATAGGATTCCAGCCCTGCCTGTGTAATCCCTTCAATAATCGGTGTTTTCATAATTTAGAGATTATACGACGTTAATTAAACTGGTTCCTGCCCCTGCTGTACCCCCTCTTAAAGCTACCTTGTAAATATCAGGTAATGGGAATGTGAGAGCGTCTTCTCTTACTGTTC